CAATACAAGAACTTGAAGCACGTATTGCCGCACTAGAGTCTAACTAATGATGGAAACTATTTCTGACATTGCCAACATAGCAACAGCCGTTATCTCAGTAGCGTCTATCATTGCGGCTGTAACACCTACGCCTAAAGACGACGTATGGATAGCCAAGCTGTACAAGGTGCTAGAGGTTTTAGCCGTAAACATTGGCAAGGCAAAGCAGTAATACTGAAATAAACCATGCGTTACTTTGTTTTCTTTGTGTTAATGACTTTGTCACTGTCGGGCATAGCTCAAACCAGAGAACAAGTTGAGTTAGAAGGCGAAGTAGAAGTAGAAGGTGTTCCTTCTGAGAATAATCAAGAAGGTGACTTAAACAGTAACACTCAGGTAAACGGAGACAACGTAGACAACAGCTACAATACCAACAAGACTTACAACGGGGCTGGCTCAAGTGGTATGCCAGTTAATACTGCAATCAGCCCTAGCCTTATGTCCAACGGTACTGAGTCATGTCTACAGAGTGTTACAGGTGGTTTACAACTTATTGGTGTTGGTGTTTCTACAGGTAAGTACATGCAGGACACTGAGTGTAACCGACGTAGAGACTCAATAACACTAAGCAACATGGGTATGAAAGTAGCGGCTATATCGCTAATGTGTCAAAACCCTAACGTATGGAGGGCCATGTTTATGTCTGCTACTCCTTGCCCTATAACTAAAGGTGGCAAGTTAGTAGTCGGCAGGAACGCTTTACTAGAGATTAAACGTAACCCTGAGTTGCACATTACTGACTACTCAGACAACAAAGAACTGTACGATAATTTATTAGGAGTTGATACGGATGACACACCCGAAGTTGAAAGTGCTACTAGCGTTTCTTCTCGTTTCCGCACCAGCGTACAGTAACGAAGTTGACAATCTAGTAACTACGTCACAGTCCATACGTGACAGCTTTAAGTACGGTATACAAGCAGTAGGTGGTCTATATTCATTTGCAGGACAAGGAAAAATAGGAAATACAGGTACAGTTCAGGGTGGCAAGATAGACTACAGCCAGTCCGAAGCGTACAACCAAGCGTTAGCTGCAGTACAAAACACTAATTATACTTATGATCCGGGTGCGCAAGAGTACTTTAATGAGCAAGTTGACGTAGCTATGAATGAAGTAAATATGGCTGTTGATACTTTTGTAGAAGCTAGTCAGGCAGTAATAGAAGTAGTTGTTGTTAATGAAATGGCTCAGGATGCACAGAATGCTGGTGATGAGCGTGAAGCTATAGCATTACAAGAGTACATTGAAGCTAACGATGTAATCTTAGCAGACGCAGAAGTAGACATGTACAACGAAGCTTTAGATAGTGTGGAGTCAGCTGCTCAGGTTGCAGCAGCGTACATGGCAGTAGCTAACGATGAAAACTTAGTAGCTGAAGCAGACCAGATGGCATACGACATGAGAGTTACTTATGCAGAAGCTGCTACTTCTTTCTTCGATATAGAAACACAAGGTGTTTGGGTGTCTTTCAACGGTGGTGACACAGTACAAGGGTTGATGCTAAGTGGTTACTTTGTAACCGTTGAGTCAATCATAGAGGAAGGACAACAGACAGAGTTTTTCAGAAGCTCACCTGAAGGTGACTGTTGGTTTGCTACAGACTATGAGGCGTGTCTCAATGGCGCTTGATGACTTAGAGTTAAACATTGGTGGACAGTCGTTTAAGGGTGTTTACGTAGCAGTAGTATTGTCTTTTGCGTCTACACTAGCAGGAGGCATCTGGACAGCTTCAGAGTTTTTTAGCCGTCTAGAGGCTCAGGAAGCCGCTGTAGAGGCTGCAGATGTAACTGCTACTACCCTACAGGCTAGATTCAAAGACTTGCGTGAAAGCCAATTAGAAGCCTTACAGGGCTATGAAGTAACCATATCCAACATGAAGCAGTCATTGGATGACAATGATGTACAAGGATTACAAGGTAAGTTAGCAGAACTAGGCACTAACCTTGAGGCTATCATGGAAGCACAAAAAGGTTTATTGGACTTACGTGACCGTGTAGCAGCAGTAGAAAAAACAAACGCTGAATCAGTATTGAAAGTAGAAAACAAAATAGAGTCACTTAGTAAAACAGATGAGCGGCTTAAGCGTATACAGAAAGAAATAGACGACCTTTGGGACGGTCTAGATTCTGTTGTCAACCCTTTAGGATAATAATATGTCTAGAACTGAAGAACTTATTGCACGTCTTGAGGGTCATGAAAAGGAATGTCTTGTACGTTACGAGATGATTCAACGTCAACTTGACGACGGTGTTAAACGGTTTGATAAATTGGAAAAGATGGTGTTGTCTATCTACCCTTTTATTATTGCTAGTATTGTTGTTGCAGAGTACTTCAGATGATACAGCAGCTTATTGGACCTTTGGCATCGTTAGTTACTGGACACTTTGAGCGCAAGGCAGAAGAGAAAAAGGCTGTACACGAGCGTAAGATGGTAGCTATAGAGCAGGACGCTAACTGGGAAAACATCCATGCTAACAACTCAGCCAACTCATGGAAGGACGAATGGTTTACGATTTTGTTTTCTGTCCCATGTGTACTTGCGTTTTTCCCTAGCATGGTGCCTGTAGTTATGAATGGGTTTGAAGCATTAGATGCCATGCCTGAGTGGTACAAAGGTTTTCTGGGTGCTGCTGTAGCAGCGTCGTTTGGTCTACGTGGCCTAGCTAACTGGAAGAAATAATTATGGCACGACGACCTATAACAGGAATGTTTACAAACGTCCAAGAAATGTCTCCTGAGGAGTTTGCTAGTGGAGTAACTGCACCTGCTTTTATTACTGAATCTTCCGGAGGCGATGTTTTTAAAGAGAATTTAATTGATATACCTAGATATGAAGATATAGATGAAGACGAAAATCTTCGTAATAGTCTTGAGTCTATGCTTGGTGGAATAGGACAGTCTGAATTAGGTTCTATTTGGGCTGACCCAACTATGGAGCAAATCTTAGAAGCAAATACTATTAAGATGAATCCGGAAGCTCCTTTTGATATTAGCATGGCAACAGGAGTTACTACTGGGGCTCTTCAACAGTTAGCGGCTTTTATTAACCAAATTAACGAAGCTGGTGGTTATGAGGCATGGTTAGAGCAGCGAGAAACAGACGAAGTTGATATAAACGCCGACACTCTTCCTCCTGATACTACTGAGACTGACACTGACACTGACACTGAAGAAACTGAGACTGAAACTATAGCTCAAAGACTAGAAAACTGGTGGAATAGTGTTTTTGGCGGTACAGGAGGAGGCGGAACAGGAGGAACAGGATCTACAGCACCTACAGGAGGAGCTACAGCTGGTGTGATTCTTTCTCCCGGTAGTTCCGGTTTGTCTTGGCCTGATATTTTTAGTACTCCCGGAAGCTGGCAAGTCTTTCTTCCCGGAGTTATTCCCGGTTTGCCTTCATCCCCTACTATTCTTGGAACTATAGAAGAAATTTTAAGTGCGCCAGAACAAGTTCTTGGAGATTTATGGGACGACTTAGTAAGAACTGTATCAAATCCACAACAGGTTCTTGAAGATATTTTAAACGGCGTTGTTGATGAAGATGGTAATATTACTATTGGTGCAATAGGAGGTGCTATTGGTGGTATCTTTGACGCAATTGAAAATTCTGGTGGTGCTATTACGTATGACGCTGACGGTAATCCAATAGTTAATTCAGAAGGTTCTATATTGGGCGGTAGGGAAGATGAACCTGATGGAGAGCCACCACCTGAGCCAGAAATAGTTGACGAAGAAGTTATTGAAGATATTGACGACAAACTGCCTGAACCTGAGCCACCACCTGCTCCAGCTCCAGCACCTGCTCCAGCACCTGCTCCAGTTTCAGACACGCCTGCAGCAGAGGTAGGTACTGTAACAGATCCAGAACCTGAGCCAGAACCTGAGCCAGAAATAGGTACTACTGAATCAGTTACAGGAGGCGGCGGTGGCGGTGGCGGTATGCTTTCTCAACAAACTCCTAATTTAGGTATTCCTTCTATTGGTTATCAGCCTGTTCAATTGCAGCAACTTATAACGCCTTCTTATCAGTCTGTTCTAGATGATATTATTAGAAGAAACAGTAAAGGCATGTTTACTGGACCAGAGGACTTTTTATTATCATGACATATTTAAATTTAGTAAACAATGTTCTACGCAGAATGCGAGAAGAAGAAGTTGCTTCCGTTTCTTCTAACACTTACAGCAAGATGGTAGGTGACTTTGTTAACGATGCAAAACGAGCAGTAGAAGATGCTTGGGATTGGTCTGCACTTAGAACTACCTTAACAATTTCTACTACTAACGACATTTTTAACTACGTACTTACAGGTAGCCAGAACAGAATCAAAGCCCTTAACGTAATTAACGACACAGCTAATGTGTTCATGGAGTATCAAACAGCTACGTACTTTGATGAAGTTTACCTTGTGTCTGATCCTGTCAAGGGTGCGCCTAAGTACTACTCGTACAACGGTGTTGACAGTAACGGTGATACGCAGATTGATATTTACCCAGTACCAGAAAAAGAGTACACCATTCGTTTTAACTGTGTACAGCGTGGTGCTGATTTGTCTGCTGACGGTGATGCCTTGTTAGTGCCATCTATGCCTGTAATGCACATGGCTATTGCTTTACTGGCTCGTGAACGTGGTGAGACGGGTGGTACGTCTGCTCCTGAGTACTTTGCTATTGCTGACCGTTATCTATCTGATGCTATTGCATTGGACGCTCAGAAACACCCAGAAGAAGTAATCTTCTATACCCCGTGAGGTAACTATGGCTCAACAATTACAAAGTATTAATCTTGTTGCACCAGCCTTCAAGGGAATCAATACAGAAGATTCTCCGCTGGCACAAGATCCTTCGTTTGCCGACATTGCTGACAACGCAGTGATTGACAAGCGTGGACGTATTGCGTCACGTAAGGGCAACCTTGTTATCACAACGAACAAGACTGAGTTAGGCTCTGCAAAGATTAGGGCGATTAAAGAGTTTGAAGATAACGCAGGTAACACCAAGGTGTTTTCTGTAGGCAACAATAAGATACTTAGCGGTACTACAACATTGGTTGATGAGACTCCCGGTAGTTATACGATTACTTCTGACAACTGGAAGATGGTTAATTTTAACGACAAGGTTTATTTCTTTCAGCGTGGTTTTCAACCTTTAGTGTATGACAACGCAGGAGGCGCTGTAGTCACTCTTAGCAGCGTTTCTGGTGCTGCTGGTGTTACTAGTGCTATGTACGGCAACGAGGTTCTAGCGGCTTATGGAAGGCTCTGGACGGCAGACGTTACTGGTAACAAGTCTACTGTCTACTGGTCTGATCTGCTAATAGGCCATGATTGGTCAGGTGGCACTAGTGGCTCTATCAACTTATCTAAGGTGTGGCCTGACGGTTACGACGAGATTGTTGCATTAGCTGCACATAACAGCCTGTTAATTATATTTGGCAAGCATAGCATTGTTGTTTATCAAGGTGCAGAAGCACCAGCAACGATGGCATTAGCAGATACAGTAGCAGGAGTAGGTTGCGTAGATAGAGACACGGTTCAATACACAGGTACTGATGTGCTGTTCTTGTCACATACAGGACTAAAAAGCTTTGGCAGGACAATACAAGAAAAGTCC